TTGATCACCTGTCTTGCAGGACATTTGAAAGCAATAGGTCCCCACATCTGTTGCATCTCCAACTCACGGAAATCAACAAAGCCATAGTTAACACCGGTTGGTGCGCCTACATCTTTAGTCAATACAATGTGTGGTTTACTAAACAGATATGTATCAGAGATAATCAAGTTATCAGAGTTGTGCATAATCTCTGGATGAATATACTCTTGTCTTTCATAGCCATCTTCTCCAATACGCTTGAATTTAATACTAGGCATATACATTAGTTGCTCTGCAACCGCATCACGATAGTCACGTCTGTTGTGTTTCTTCACACCAAACGATACTATAGTCTGATTCTTTGCATCTGTAGGTACATAGTGTACTTTCGTTCCATCGCTAAGTACAACATGTGGATTAGGCTGACCAGCCTCTGGGTTAAATGCTGGTATAATAAAGTCTGTCTTGTAGTTGTAACAGTTCATCTTGAATCTCTTACCATTGTGCACAGTTTCTATAGTATAGAAGTCTACACCAGTTGACAATGCAACCTTAGCCCCAAGACCAAATGCACCAAAGTTCTCAGCTGTGTTACGCTTAGTTGAATAACCAAGCTCAAGCACACCTTCCAAACGACGTGCACCAATACCAACACCGTAATCATGTATAGTAACTACATCGCAGTATCCTGTTCCTTCATTCTCTGTGTATGTAATTAGTACATCATTGTTCTCTGTGTCTAGGTGATCCAAGTCATAGTAACTTATATCAAAGTTACTATCATCATACTGTTCGCCGTAGCGTTCAATATAGTAGTCTTCAGCTTTTGCTTTACCACTTAGTATTTCTATAGCTATCTCTTTCTCACGCTGTGCGTCGGCACCATTGGTAGCCAACTCACGCACTGTAGACGGGATAGGTGTAGAATACTGTGTAGATTGCAAGATGTCAAAGACCATCTTCTCTGCGCCCTTGTTAATCTTCTTAGCAAGGCCTTCAGATCCTTTGATCTGCTTATCAATCGTTTTTATACTCATGTTTATTAATTTTAGTTTGTTCGTGTATTTCTCTTAACTCTACTGCTAGATCGTAGAACTCAAGCTCTCTTTTAAACTGCTTTCGTACATCTCTAACTAGTATAAAGAACTCCAAACCATATACTGGTTCAAAGATTCTATCAAACTTTTCCAAGTCTTCAAGGTATCCAAATGTATTGTACCTTGTACTTTCATACAGCTTATCTAGCTGACGAAGTGTGTCTACGGGACCAGTAGACATATCAATCCCAAGACCATCCAAACGGATGATCAAATCTTCTGTGTATTCCATAAATTAAAGTTGTTTAATTAATTCTATTGTTTGTAGTACCTGACCTTGATTCTTAGGCAGGTATAGTACTGGAGGATTCTCCAGCTGCATGAGGTGTTTCTTGAACATCTTCCATTTCAAAGGGAAGACATCATTTGCAAAACCTTTTACTTCTATAATCCATTTACCATTAGGATCTACAAAGTCAGGAGTATACGTAATATCTCTGACCTTGTATTCATTGTTGACATAGCCTTTTGTTTTGTGAGGTTCGTGACATTCAGCACTGTAATGAAAACCTTCTTGTAAGACATACTTCTTCTTTTCATACAAAGATTTAATCTCTGCATCTTCTAGTTTCTTATACGTAAAAAGTTCAAGCTTAGACCTGAACTTAATACCTTTGTAAACCTTAGCGGTAGCGTTTCTTACTTTTTTGTTTTTTGGTTTTCGTGTGCGTCGCTTCACAATTGTATGTCTATCAATGTTTGTAATCCTTCTGTTCGTTTAAAGTGTGCAATATAATCTGATGGGTCTTTTAGTTTATACTCATCTGGTATAATTATGTTACTCATCGGATAATATTCTTTACAGATCTTAGCAGCCATGGCTTGGCCAGGATTGTTTGGATTAGTAAAATCGTTATCATAAAATATTGCAACTTGTTTAAACCTTTGTTTCAGTTCTTCTATTTGGTTGCGCAATGGCAATCGCATTTCAGATTGCATGGCGACAGCGGGGATACCCATCTCGAAAAGGCACATAACATCTTTGAGAGATGATGTGATAATACAGAGATCCCCTTGCTTAGGTAATTGATCATATCCTTGAATTTGTTTAGAGTTAGTATTGCTCATCCACTTTACTTCTTCGTAAGGTGAATAGATTTTATATTTGTTACCTATCTTATATGCATAGCTAAGCTTGCATGTAAATCTACTGTCATTAATCCAGTAGTGAGAGATAGGCGTAACAGCAAACTTAATTAAAGTTTTCTTACTAATCAAGTATTGCGACCAAAACTTTGCATCTTTAACCATCCAAGGCCTAGATTTCTTCTTAATTACAGTAACTTTCTTGTTTTCTACTCTAATATTAGAGCGGTATCCAAGATAGCCACGTGTAAAATCTATCTCTGATTTCTTAGATCCTAAGTTCAAACCAAAATCATTATCAATGATACGAAGAGCTGAGTAAAAAGAAACATTGTACGTTGCCATGACATAGCCAAAGCAATCAAATGTGTGTTCAGGATAGGCCCAGTCTTTATACAAAAGCTTACCTTTCCATAGCACAATGTTAACACCAGGCTTAGAGTCTTTACGTAACTCACTGCAAAAAGGTTTACCAAGTTGTTTAAAAGAACTGCAGTAGTATGCAAATATATCCACCTCACTTATCCTATCAAGTATCATCTCTTTAGAAAGATGTATCTCACTGTTTCTACTTTCAATCATAAGCGCGTAAATTTACATAAAAAATGGGGAGCTTTTACACTCCCCATATCTTATGGCCAAATGACTACTATATTACACCCAGTCTTCATCTTCTGATACTTCTGCATCATCTCCGTCTGGTGTAACTACAGCTAACTCAGGAGTGAATGTACCCCACGCAAGTGTGGTATCAAACTCTGCATTGAATGCGCCATAGTCATCATTCAAGTTCTTAACAAATAAGTCATCACGCTGTGGTCTAACACGTCCAAAGACTTTTGTGTACACAGTCTGATACTTACCATCTTTAACACCGACTAGTAATCTAACCTCATTGTTCTCAAGTAACTTAACCAAAGCTTTCACTTCTGTTATGTCACCTTTTACAATCTTAGCTATGCTTTCAAAGTAAGCTTCGTCGCCATTAGCAACATTAGCCCACTGCTTAACAAAGTTAATCAAGGTCTCTTCGCCTGTCAATGCTTTACGTAAACCTTCCTTCTTGAACCAATCATACTCAGGTTCACCATCAGACCAGGTAGACTGACCAATAGCATTCAGCCACTGATTCTTACCTGTCTGTGATACACGCTCAGTACCATTCATTAAGATGTCAAACCTTGTAGTAAGGTCATCATTCTTAATCCAAAAGGTTAGTTTGAAATACTCTGTTCCGTTGAGATCAACGAAATAGTTAGGATCTTGTTTTACCATGATACCTAAATCATGCAGCTCTGCCATTGTAGGGTTCACTGCAATCACTTTAAAATTACCAAGCCCAGAGTAAAGTTTTACTCCACCGCCTGCTACTTCGACATTACTGTCATTGCTTTTAATTGCCATAAATAAACTAGTTTAATAATTAAAATTCATCTTCATCATCACCGTACTCATCGAAAGGATCTTGTAACTCAGGTGTAGCTTCTACAATCATAGATGCTTCTGTGTGTACATCTACTAAGTCCATGTCCATAGATGCTTCAACAGAAGGTTCTGCAGCATCAAGCTCATCTATTTGAGAACCATCAGGCATAGGAATAGTAGTCTGATTAGGATCAGCAGCTGTATCGTCTACAAAGTTGAAAGATAACTTACGGATCTTTCTAGCTTTCTTACCCTTCAATGTTGGGTGCTGAAACATCTGTGTTACTTCCCACTTTTCTAGA